GGCACCCGAACGCTGGCCGTGGGGCTGCCGGCGGCCCGGGCCTGGGAGAACGTGGAGACAAGCACCAAAACGGGCGAGCCGTTCGTGGTCGAGCAGTTCGTCCCGGGCGGCACGACACAGTTCGCCGCAGGACCGGGCGGGATGATGGAGGCGCAGGCCCTGTACAGCGTGCAGGTCTATGTGCCGACCAAGTACGGCGTGGGCGCGGCCCATGGCTACATCGACGCACTGATGACGCTGTTTGCGCCGCGCGTTGCAATGACCCTTACCAACGGCGACACGCTGCGCGTGCGCGCCGACACCGGCCCCTACCGGGGCCAACTGATCAGCAGAGAGCCAGGGTGGGCCACCGTGCCGTTCACGGTGCCGCTGCGGCTCTACACGAAGAATCCGGTATAGGACGTTCAACCGTGGCCCAACCATAGGAGGAAAACATGGCCAGCCAGACCGGAAAGAACCTGTACGTGGCCTACATGGTGGAGGCTACGCTGAACACGGTACCGGGCACAACGACCGGCGCCGAACTGCTCAGGCTGAGCGAGTCGCCCGGCCTTGGCCTGACTATGCCCACCGTGCTGCCCACTGAGATCCGGCGGGACATGCTGACCGTCATGGGTCGGCTCGGCTCGCGCTCCGTGGCCGGCTCGTTCAACGGCGACCTGTCCGTCAACAGTTGGGACACGTTGCTTGAGGCGGCCATGCGGTCCACGTGGGCGACGGCGGACACACTCAACACCGACGACGTGGCCAACGTCACGGTCACTGGCCACCAAGTCCTGGGTGACGGCGACTGGGTGGAAGAGGGCATCCGGGTTGGTGACGTATTCCGCATCTCGGGCCTTGCGGCCACGGCGGACAACAACCGCAACCTGCGTGTCAAGGCCGTGAGTTCGGCCGCCATCGACGTAGTCGAGACGCTGACAGCCGAGGCCACGGCGCTTACGACCTACACCCTCACCCGCATCCGCAAGCTCAACAACGCCACCACGCCCGTGCGCCGGAGCTTCCACGTGGAGCAGCGCTACCAGGACATCGAGGAAAGTTTGGTGGCGGGCGGCTGCCGGGTTGGTGGGTTCACGATCCGGGGCACGCCGGACGGCATGGCCTCCATCGAGGTTCGGATGGCGGGCATGAGCCAGCGCGTGGAGGACGGGGCCGCCGTCTTCACGGACCTGAAGGAGTACACCACCGACCCGCTGGTCTTCACCGATGCCCGGATCGCGCTTGGCGGGGAGGACATCGCCGTGGCCACCAGCTTCGAGCTTGTGGGCGAGCTGGGAGGCGAGACGCTGCCAGTGCTTGGGAGCGATTTCAGCCCGGACGTCTTCGACAACGAGTTCGTTGTCAACGGCTCCCTGTCCCTGCTGCGCGAGGACTTGGACCGGGTGAAGGCGTTCACGGACGAGGACGAGTTCGAACTTCACGTGCTGCTCGAGGAGCCCTCCGGCGATCCCAGAAAGGCACTCGGCATCTTCGTGCCGCGCCTCAAGTTCACGGGCGTGGACGCGCCGCTGGGCCAAGACGGCGGCATGATCGAGACGGTGCCCTTCATTGTGGGGCTCAAGGCAGCCGTCGGCGCCTACGAGCAGACCATGATGAAGTTCGCCACCGAGACGCCCGCCTGATGACGGCCACCATGCCGAGCACGCAGGCTAAGTGGAGCAGGACGAGATGACACACGGGACCGCGTCTCCGTCGTGCCGGCGAAGGCGGCCGGGCGTGCCACGGCGGGGCGCGGGCCTCAACAAGGAGAAGGACGATGAGCACGCAATCGAAAACAGGGCTGGACATCGGCTCCCTGCCCCGGGTCGGAGACCTGGAGGACGAGGGTGTGGTGGTCGAACTCCGCGACATTAACGATGAGCGGCTGTTCTGGCAGGACGAGAAGGGCAACGAAAAGCCTGTCACTATCACGGTGGCCGGCTCCTACAGCCACCGCTACCGGCGTACGCAAGAGGCCCAGACCACGCGGGTCATGAAGCGGCGCGGCGGCGTGCAGGTCACGGGCGAAATGCTCTCGCGCCAGCGGCTGGAGCTGATCGCCTCGTGTGTGCTGGGCTGGGAGGGCTTCGTGGCCCAGGGTAAGGCGTGGCCCTGCACGAAGGAGAACGTCATGCAGGCTCTTCAGGCCGCGCCCTACATCCGTGAGCAGGTCGAGGCGGCCATGGAGGACCACGAGGCTTTTTTCAAGCGTGCCTCCGGGACCTGATTGACTACGCACGTCATGAGGCGGTCCTGGCCAAGGAGGTCGATGGGGTGGCCCTGCGGGTTCACCTGGAACGGGCGGCGGCACATGGCAAGAAGGTAGCACAGGCCAGGCTCGCCGCAGTGCCGGAGATACCGGCCGAAATCGAGTACCTGTGGGACTACTACAGCGAGTTGGCACTCGGACGGGGAAGCGGGCCAATGGGCACAAGCAGCATCAGCTACCAGGACGTCGAGGCATGGTGCCGGCTCATGGACCGGCGGCTGGCGCCCCATGAGGTGTTCGGGCTGCTGCTGGTCGATGCCGCCATCCGGCGCGCCTACGAGGACGACGGCAAGGAGGCCGACGCATGCTGACCGGCGGCGTTGACGCAGCCACCCTCAGGGTGCGTGTGGAGGGCGGGCAGGCCCAAGCCGAGGCCCAGCGGACCGAGCGCAGCCTGGACCGGCTGGGGCGTTCGGGGATGAGCGCCCAGCGAGCCCTGGCCCGGCTCGGTGTCACCCTGTCCGTCGGCTTGGCTTTCCGCAAGATCATCCGCGAAACGGCCGAGCAGGAGCACACCCTTGCCCAGCTCGAGGCGCGGCTCCAGAGCACGGGCCATGCGGCTGGGCGCACCATGCGTGACCTCACCGACCTTTCCAACGCGCTACAGGCTACCACCACCTACTCGAACGAGGCCGTGGAAGGCGTCCAGGCGCTGCTGCTGACCTTCACGCGAATCCAGGGCGAGGTATTCGACCGGGCGCTCACCACGACGCTCGACCTGGCCACAGCCATGGGCACGGACGCCCGCAGCGCCGCCCTTCAATTGGGTAAGGCGCTCAACGATCCGGCGCAACAGCTCACGGCCCTGACCCGTTCGGGCGTGAGCTTCACCGACGCCCAGCGCGACATGGTCCGGGCCATGGTGGAGGCAGGGGACATTGCGGGTGCCCAGAACCTGATTCTGGAAGAGATGCAGACGCAGTTCGGCGGCGCGGCGGAGGCGGCCCGGAACACGTTCGGCGGTGCGTTGGCGTTCCTTGCCAACCAGTTCGCCGACGCCTTCAAGATCGGGAGGGAACATACCGGCCGCCTGACCGACGCCATCAACCGTCTGGGACATGAAATCCCACGGCTGCGCGATGCCTTCATTTCGCTCGGCATAGCTATGGGGACGGTTTATGCCATCCAGTTTGCGCCCATGGCCATCGCTGCTGCCCAGGCAGTAGCAGGTTGGACAACGGCTACCGTGGCCCTGGCGGCTGGCGTTAAGTCACTCTCGACAGCATTGGCCCTGTTGCAAATAGCTATCGGACCAAAAGGCTGGATGCTTCTAGGTGTTACGGCCCTAACGGTACTGATCTACAAGCACATCCGCGCCAAGAGAGAAGAGGCCGAGGCCATCGAGGCCACCCGCCAGGCGGCCGCGAGGGAGCACCGCGAGCGCATGGACAACCTGGCAACCTTGACGCGAAAAGAGTTGGAGGCGCAGCGGATTAAGCTGGAGGCTCGCAGGGCCGAGCTGGAAGCTATGGATCTGTTGTCCATGGCTGGCCCAGGGCGTGACTTCTCTCATGAACGTGCTGCTGAACTCATGGCCGTTAACGCGCAGCTCCTGAAGATTCGCGACCTGCTCAAAGAGGTGGATGAGGTCATGAGGGGTGGCGGCGACGGGGCGGAGGATATGGCCGAAGGAGTCCGCACGCTCACTCAGGCGCTGGAGCAGCTACGTGCCACGATTGAGGCCCGGGCTTTTCAACGCGCCGTGGAGCGTGTCTTCCGTGCGCGGCTTGAGGGTGGGCTGGTGGGCGTGCCCGGTATACCGACGCTGCCGCCTGAGCCCGTCACCATGCACCTGGACCTGCCGGAGCGTGAGTTGGAGGAGTTCAACCGCCGCCTCCGGGACTTCGGCCAGTACCTGTTGGACAACGCCGATGTGTTGATGAGTGTTTCACGGTCGGCACTCCATCTGGCCGATACGCTGGGGATCCTGGACGCCCGCAGCCGTCAGGCATTGCGTGGGCTCGTTACCCTGGTAGAGGGCATCCAGGGACTCAGGCGGGCGCAAGAAGCGGCGGCAGCCGGACACGCGGCCATGGCGGCGGCCGGCAAGGCCGGTGCCGTGATCGCCATCGCTACCGGCCTGGCTCAGGTGGTGCAGAGCATCATCAGCGGGGCCGCTGCGACGCGGAAGGCGGCGGAAGAGTACAACCGCGCCCTCAGGGAGGCGCACGCCCGATGGCAGCGCACCCTCCGGGACCTGGCACGCGATCTGGCGGACCCGGGGCCGTATGAGCGGGGGTTGCACGCGCTGGAGCGCAACCTGCGCCAATTGATTGAGGAGTTCTTGGAGGCCTTCGACATATCGCCTCGCCAGGCGGAGGCGTTCCGGCAACTGCCGGACGATCCCGACGAATGGCTCGACTGGCTGACCGAGATGCAGTGGCGCTTTGCTCTCTGGGGCGACGCAAGCCGGGAGTGGGGCGCCATCGTTGACCATGCGCGCCGAGCCCTGGAGAAAGCGGCCGAGGCCGAAGCCGCCCGCATCGCCCAAATCCAGAACACCCTGGATCTGGAACAGCTCAGGCTTGAAGGCCTGGACGAAGAAGCCCGGGCGCTGGAACGTCAGATCGAGTTGCAGCGAGCCGTGGCCGACGGCTACACCGAGGCCCAGCTTGCCCAGCTGGAGCACATCCAAGAACTGCGTGAGCAGAAGCGGGCGGCCGAAGAGGCGGCCCACGCGCTCCGGCGGCTTGGCGACTTCGAGATGGCCCTGGCCCGGGCACGCATGGAGGCCAGCCCCGACGATCTGGAGACCCGCCGTGTGCTGGGCGAGCTGGAGATTGCCCGGACCGTGGACAGCTTCCGGGACCTGGTGGAGGCGGGCATCATCACGCAGGAAGAGCTGGACCTGCTGGCCCAAATCCTCACGGACAACCTGGCGGCGGCGCTCAGGGACGTGGAGGCCGCCGCCC